TTGCAAATCGCTCAAAACCATTAATCGCAATATGGAGTTCTTTTGCTTCGTTCATTTCATCACCCATAAAATTAGACAGACCGCAAGGTAGAAGTACCCGACCCACTCAATCACTTCGCTTGATGTCACGTTGAACCCCTAGCCCCCGTAGGGGCGGTTGGTTTAATGTTCAAAGGCCACGCAAATTCTGCAAGCGTAGCGCTCGCAGTCGTGCGTGTTGTGGTGATTGCGCCCACGGGGAGTTGGGTCCATGTCAAAATACTCAATGTCGTAGCCCTCGTCGTCTATGGTGCACACTTCGTCCAGGCCTGTTTTTGACTCGTGCGCTGCAATCACAAACTGCGCAGTCCCGAGCTCGTTCAACGAGTCGGCAACCTCGGCTGCAAACTGCGACACTTCAGCATCTGTGAAAGTTTCTTGCTTATGCAGATCGGACAGGTAGCCACGGATTTCTTTGTATCCTTTGTCGTTTACTGTTTTCATGATTCATCCCTAGCCCCCCTGAGGGGGGCGGTTGATTTAGTTTTAAATGGCCAATCGTTTGTCAGTCATAGCATCACCAAAGACAGAAGTGGAAAGAAACCAAACACAAGCGCCAACATCAGCAACCCCACGACCCACGCAATGCCGGGTATGCGCTCGTCAGCCCGTGAGTAGCGTGTTTGGTGGCGCATGGTGCGCGACACTCGACCCGTCCAGTTAGGGTCGCCAAGGTCTGTCAGGAAAGGCCAGTTATGCTTATTCATGCGGGCACCTTCAGGGCAAGATTGCCTTTAATCAGGTCGTCGGCAAGAGCCAACAAATGCCGTCCTGTGTCGCCTTGGCCAGCGCTCAACGCCTCGGAGGCGCGATCAAGGATTGCGTTAAGCGCGGCAGTATTAGCGGCATTCCAGCCGGCGCGCATGGCGTCTTGAGTGGCAGGGTCTGAGTACTGCGCGAGTAGTTGTTCAAAGGTCATGATATTTCTCCAGTATGGGTAAGTATTTCGTCTTCAAGGTTAATAATTTCTGACTCGGATAATGCGGCAAGGATATTGATACGTCTAAATTTATCTGGTCGTTCGGTAGAAAGTACAAGGTACACAGCGGTGATATCGATTTGTAGTGGTAGATCCTCCTCGGGGGGCAAAATTTCATATTGCATGGTGACGTCCACCGTGAGCCGTGAAGAGAGGTACGCGGATTTAGAACTTCGGGACATATAGCACCTTTGTTTTAGGGCGCCCGCGGCGCAAGGGCGGTGGGTTTTCCATGGGACCTTGTTTGCCAGTCAGTACCTCTCGGAAATCCTTTTCGATAGCAAACATGGCGGCTTGGCCAATCGTGATGTGATGAAAATCTGCGAGCTCGCGCAGCATGGTGTAAAAGGGGCTACGAATCACAATCGTGGCCCACGCTTCTTTGCGATTGGCGGGGGACGTGGGCTTTTGTTTCCACGCGGGGCGAGGGTATTTTTTTTGATCGTATGTCATGGCTGCGGTGTCTGTTTAATATGATACGGTTATTGGATTAATTGGTATCATAAATCATTTTTACAAAAAAGCTAGAATTATTTTGCTTCACCCCAAGAAGGGCCTATTTCCACGTCTACGCGGGAGGGCACCTCTAGCTCAACCGCGGTGCACATAATGCGCGCAGCCTCTTCTGCTTCTTCGCGGCTATTCACGCTCACGGCCAGTTCGTCGTGTACTTGGAGGAGCACGCGAAATCCTGCGCGATCTAGCGCCACCATGGCGGCCTTGGTCTGATCGGCGGCCGACCCCTGGATAAGCTTGTTCAGGCCCTTGTAGGTCATGGCGCGCTTGATCCGTGGGCCGTACTCCACCATGGCTTGCTCGTAGGGGAGTGCCTTGTTGATGCCCCACGCGGTGGGCTCCCAGAGTGGGAAGCGGCATTTCCTGCCCAAGAGCGTGCGGATGGCGCCGCCCGAGGCGGGGTGCTCTATGCGACGCATGACGGCGTCTACTGTGCCGCGCAAAAAGGGCACCTTCTGGTGGAAGGTGGCGATGAGCTCAGAGGCCTCATCCACGGGCATGTCTAGCTGTCCGGCAAGCTTATTCTTACCCATGCCGTACATCATACCCAAAGAGCAATTGGAAACTAGCACTCCCGATACAGTGAAACGATTGCGGGGTCCGGCATTGATAATGTCGTAGACCTTCGATTTCCGACCCTTGGTTTGTTCAACACTTCTTCCGGAGTCATTCCTCTTCTGAGTATTTTCTGCGTATACATATTTCCAAAAGTGAACTGTGGATTGTCGTGCCTGATCAAATGCCAAACATGCCCTATGCATACTTTCTGGCCACGATAAGACACGAACACTGTATTGCGTCGGTTGGCATTGTTGCCCGACACACTGATGCATCGCAAATTGCCACGCATATAGCCCTTGTCGTTGTCTATCCTGTCGATTGTATTTCCTATCCAATCTTTTGCTGGAGCAAGAGTTATCAAGTATTCGACTAATTCCTTGACCGAATCGAATGCGCAATTTATTCCACGTGCTCCATATCGTTTGTAGCCCTTGTCGTTGGAGTTGTTGCATCGTTGGAAAATAGACGTTGCACGGTTCTGTAAGTACCCAACCTCTTTCGAGGTTACATCCAGATTCCCCTCCCTTATGTGACGATTTTTTGTTGCGCATCTGTGGCACATTGTTGATTTGCCACTTTTTAAATTGTCTAAGCACTTCCAGTCCTCTTTCCCACAGGCACATCGAGCTTTGATGTAGTGGTGATGACCTTTGCGCTGTATTTCCCTGCTGATGATTGTCCACATATTGAATTGCTTGTTCAGCATTTCCGGTGGGTACAAGTGCATCCAGTCTTGATGCTGCGATCCCGAAAGGTATCTTCCCCCATTGGACGGTCCAGACGTCGTGATCCGGTGTTGCGGTGAGATTGCCATAGCTAATTACCTCTTTTTCGCCCATATAGACCACGCCATCGTGGTTCACCCATTCTACCCCATCCCATACTTTATCGTCTACTGTTATGTTTTCAATCGCCACTAACCCACGCTCAGTTAAAACAAGCTGACCTTCCGCAATACAGGTCTTGGCTTCTTTGCGCGAGATGCTCGCCGCGTTGGCCACAATTTGGTAGAAGTCGGTGGCCGGGTCGCTCCTGTAGGCTTCGGCCACTTTGTCCGCACCGGGGAGGTTCAGGAGGTTGGCGTAATGAATCAAGATCCGTGGTTCTTGAGAGGAGAAATCATTTGCTGCCCACAGTTGCCCTTCTTCTGGGAGAAAGAGGGAGCGAACCAGGGGGCCGATCACTTCGTGGCGCGCGGGCACTTGCTGTAGATTAGGCTCAGACATACTTAGCCTGCCAGTAACCGTCCCTCCGCCATCGGAGCGCAACTGATTCACGTGGGGGTGTATACGCCCGTCCACGTCAGAGAAGTCTAGGTAGGGCTGCAGAAACGTGCCGTGAGTCTTGTTCAGCTCACGTGCTTCCAAGATCATTTTTGACAGGGGATGGGGGTTGGAGTCAAGGAACGACTTGGTAAAGCTAGGCAACCCCGTTTGGGAGCGCGGATAAGCCACGCCAAGCGCATCGAAGGCGCGCGCAATACTCACGGCGGCCCACATATCTACGGACATCCCAGCGGCCGTTTTGATCTCTTTCTGAAGCGCCTCCTCGCGCGTCTTCATGTCCTTGATACAGCGCTCTGCCTTTTCACGGTCAAAGCGGATGCCCTGGAAGGTCATCTTGACGAGCACGGGAAGTAAGTTGGTTTCTAGCTCAAAGATGGATTCGACTTCCTCTTTGCGCAGCAGGATCTTAAATTGGTTCCAGAGCTTGAGCGTGAGCGCCGCGTCCTGCTCGGCGTAGTCGCCCACGTACATGGCGGGAAGTTTCCACATGTCCTTTTTCGGGTGTACGCCAAAGTCGGCGGCCGCCTCCTTTAGTCCTTGCTCGGACTTGACCTCTTTGAGGTAATCGAAGCCCAGGCTGTTGAGAGCGTACGAGTAACGGTTCTCGTCCAAGACGGCGGCCGCGAGCATGGTGTCGTAGATACGACCATTAACGGTAAATCCATGAGCCATGAGCCATCCATAGTCGTAGGCGGCGTTGTGCATGACTTTGTCAGCGTTCGTCGCCAGAACTTTTTGAATGTACCGCTCGACGAGCCGCTTGTCCAAGTTCCCTCCGCCCTGATGAGCAACAGGAAAGTACCCTTTCCATCCGTCAACAGCGAGGGCGTAACCGACAATGTAGCCGTCTCGTCTTGGCCATCCGGGGCCGAACTTTTCCAGATTTGGGTCACAGGTTTCGAGATCAATTGCAATTTCCTTTGCTTGAGATAAATCGGGGAAGGACTGCGGAGGCAGCCACTCGGAGTGCATTGGGAACAATGGTGTTGTCTTCACAGTCTGAAACCTTTTTGTTCATTCTTGGGTAGCACAATGTGCAGTGATTCGCGAGCACGGGTGAGCCCCACGTAAAACAAGCGGTGGATGTCATCGGCATTGCGGTCGTATTCTTTTGCGAACTTGGTGGACAGATCCGTGAGCAGCAAGACGTTGTCGGCCTCGCCGCCTTTGGCGCCGTGAATGGTGGAGAGTTTTATGTTGACCTTGCCCGTGACGCGCGTGCCGCGTCGAAGCAGCGCAATCAGGTAATCGCGCTTATCCTCACCGATCTTAGAAAGCGCCGCGTGCCAGATGTCCTCAGAGACAAGCCCATGCTTCTCACGCAATGTGTCCATCGTATAGACCGCTTCTGCGTCTGCGCCTATGAGTGTTTTAAATCCTCGCTTAATACAATCAGAGCCCAAGTACTTATAAATTTGTTTGACCACAGCAAAGGGAATCTCTTTGCCCTTTCGTAACGCCTCCCATCCGAGCACCGCAACGAGAATAGGGTCAGGAATACTTTTTTGCTCATTACGCTCAAATAACAGCCCCTGGCTCTTGAGCCAGGCGTACATATCGTTAAGCATGTAGTTCGTGGCCGCCATGATGAGCCACTCGCCTTGGGTGACATCGACCTGTTCAAAGTGGCTGTAGTAATGCACCTCGCCTTCGGTGTCGCGCGGGTTCCAGGACTTCTCTTGCCTTACGCGGATGCGGCGCACCACACTGTTGGCCAGTCTGTGTACCTTGGCGGGCACGCGGTAGGATTGCTCCAGAACTTTGATGTTTCCTTCGATGCCCAGAAAGCTTTGCACGTCTGCCCCCGCCCAATTAAAACAGGCTTGGTCGTCGTCACCGGCCACATACACCTGGTTGCAACGCGCAGCGAGCTCAAGCACCAGATCCCACTGCAGGCGCGAGAGGTCTTGTGCCTCGTCGATGATCACGGTTTCAAGTTGCGGCAAGCGGTGGGGCTCAAGCAGTAAGCGCTCAAGCAGGTCGGTGAAATCTAGTAGGTTGTTTGCTTGCTTGTAGTGGCGATAGCAGCGCTCGACGTACTCAAAGTGGTACCACTCAATCTCCATGACTGAGTGGTTGTAGTAGGTGCGTAGATCCTCGCCACGAATGCGCGCAATGTTGATCTCACTCAGGATGGGGTGATCGGCTCGAACAGCGTACTCCTCCTCCCCTGTTTCCACATTTAGCTCAATGCCTGCCTCTTTCGCAAATTCACGATAATTCTCAGGCGTCATCATGTCCTTGGTGCTGATCCCTAAGCATCGGTAGGCGAGGCTGTGCAGCGTGCGATACCACGGGAAGTCGGTGTCTTCTTGCAATTCGGGGAACTTGGCCACTGCACGCCCTTTGGCTTCGTTGGCCGCTTTGCGTGTAAACGAAAAGTAGCCAATGCGTTGTGGTGCAATCCCCCGCTCTAGCTCCGCCTGTGCGACGTTCAACAGGTAGGTGGTTTTGCCGGAGCCTGGAGGACCAAACACCTTATTGATCTTCATCAGAAGGGCGCATCCTTCTTCATCTCCGGTGTGTCAAACGGCGCATCTTGGCGCGCAAACATCGGAAGGCGCCAAGTGCGCGTGGTGCGTCCTTTTAAAAACAAGCTAAAGGGCTCGCCACCCATCTCACGCAAGCGCTGCGCCATCTTGGGCGAAGACAGTCCAACAAAGTTATTGCGGCGCAAGAACGGCTCAAGATCCTTGATCCGGAAGTAGACCTTGCCTTCATCATCATTCGTCCACGGGCGCCCCAAGAGAATCTCATCGCGGTCCATGGCCTGTTGCAAGTGCGTGCAGAACTCCTCCACCAGATCAGAGAACTTGCCGCTAATGCTTGTATCGCCTGACGCTTCAATGATCTGCTCAAGCTCCACCATTTCACGCAGCAAAGCGTTGAGCAAGGTTTCCCAATCTTGCTTACGCAGGGTGGGCGGCAGCGTATTGATTTTCTCGATACAGGATTTTTGAAACGCAAGTTGATTAAAGAGGCTTTCTGTTTCAAGCTCCATGCGCTTGCCGTTGATGTCCAGAAACCAGAGTGGGGGTTCGCTGTTGTACTTTGACAGGGAGCTGATTTGTGGTGCGTCCGGTGCGTCCGCCCCTACGCCAAACTTGCGTGTGCGGCAAAGCCCTGAATTACAAAAAGAATTAATCGGCGCGTCTTTGCACTTGTACTTATAGTCTTTCTTTTGAAGTTGCTTGGTGATGACCCCAATCTCTGACATGCCAAGCGGCGGGTCAAAGTACTTCATGTTGTGATCCATGAGCTTGTCCTCCCAACCGCCGTCCACAGCGCGCTTGAGATAGATGCCTATATTAAAGAGGCCATTGTTGCGTGTGCCTTCAGGAAAGCCCTGTGCACAAAGCGCTTGCAAGCACGGTGGGCCGTCCTTGATTGGGTGCTCTGCCTGCTTTGGCTCCTCTGGAAAGGCCAGAGGAGGGGTCTGGACGTACTGGTCGTACATCTCGTAGAACTCTTGCATGGTGGCCGAGGTGCCATCATCCTTGATGCCATAGCGCAACCCGTCATCACCGCCAAAGTACGGCAGGTTCAAGAAGTTACCCGTATCGCCGCGCTCAACCAAGATTTCTGTTTGCTTAGGAAAGATCTCGCGTCCCGCTTCGCCCAGTAATGCGGCAGCAGTTTTTAGATATTTCTGCATATCGTAGGCAGAGACGGGGACGGTGGTAAAGAGAAATACGTGCGCGCCGCCAGACTTGCTGCGGCACACAATAAGGGGTAGTTTTAACGCTCGGACTTTCTTGACCAGTCCAGCCAAGTCTAGCGGGTATTGGTCAATGTCCACGCAACCCCATATGCAGGTGTTATCTGCGCGGATAGGAATGATGCCAAGGCTTGGGTCTACGCCTTCTAAGTGCTTGACCCAGAGATCATCTGTGGGGGGTTTGCGAACAACAACAGCTTTGCCGGCCTGCTTGCCATTGTCTTTTTCTTTTTCAATGCGATAGGTACCGTAGGCAATCTCTAGGCCTGTGAAGATTGCCTTGAACCGTGTGATGTCGGTCATTCTTCTTTCTCTGTAAAAAGGGGGCAAGGCGCGCCCTGCCCCCAGAACCTTAGAACGGGTTGGTTTCTACTGCGGAGGCTTCGTCATGGTGCTTAACTTTGACTTCACCAGAGCTAACGGATGCAGCAAAAGTTTTCGCAGCTTGATAGACGCTTGCGTCCTCAATGGTGCCCACACGCTCAATCTCCCAACCAAACCACTTACCCTTGTCGTTAGACTCTTGGATCGTGGTCAGTCGATATATCTGACTGTAGATCGGCGGAGTGTACAGACCGTTCTTGCCCTGCAGTTTCACTGACATCGCCATGGTGTTCCACTTTCTCGACTTCTTGAGTTGTGTGGACTTCATAACGATTAAGGCAGGATTTGGCACGCCATTTTCATCCAACACCAACACGTAGTGATTGGCGGTGTTTTCAATGTAATTGCCGTTGTCCAGATAGTCTTTGTTCTCGCCGGCTTCCCGGTGAGTCTTGGACAAGATGTCGCTGCTGCTGGGGTAAATTGCTATGGGTGCACCGCTCCCACTACCACGTGGTGCCCACTCGATATAGACACGAGTGTATACGGTTGGGACCACCAAGATACCTTTCTTGCCGTCGTACAGCTCACCCGAAACGGTGTTGTACACCATGCCAGGCATTGCACCTTCGACTACCCCGATTTCAGGCGACACGTTGGTGAGGAGACGTAAAAAGGGAAGCGCAAAATCTTCCTGATTCATCCCGTCAAATCCGGCGTGTGCATCCTCTTCAAAAGTAGAGGCCATTGCCAGTGCTGTGGTACCTTGTACTGCGACTGCCGAGTCGTTCTTTGCCATGATTCTAGATCCTTGATTCGTTAGACTTCGTTAAACGGATTTAATGATTGCTTTTTGGCCGATAAAGACGCCAAAAAGTTCGGTCGGGAACTCGTTGCCTCGTTCCAGTTGTTCACGAACAAATGCTTTTAAGGTCATTGGTTCGATCTTCTCGGATTGATCAGCAGGATAGCCTTTCTCCCCAAGCAAATTAAGTAGGCGAGCGCAGAGCTCGTCCTCACCGCGGCCAAAGCGCACGCTCACGGTGTTTTTAATAATGTCGTCAAAGCCGTGCTCGCGCAGCCACTCAAAAGCCTCTGCACGACGAGCCTCTGTGATGCTGGCGCCATAAAACGGTTTAACTTCAATGGACGAGCCATCATCCATTTTGAAGGACTTCATGCCCAAGCTTGCGAGTGCCTCGGGGATGCTCTCTTCAATCATCTTGCGATACTGCTCTTTACGTTTCTTGAATTCAAGCTCATACTCCTCAAGCTCTTTTTCCAAAAGTTTTGCGCGTTTACCGAGCGCGGCGATACCGGATAACTGATCATCGGCAAGCGCAAAGGCTTCCGAGTCGGTTTCAAACAAAGTCGTCAAAGTCATCAAATTCTCCTTTCTTTGGATTGAGGTCAACTTGGATGGGGATATACATCCGTTCAAATCTATCCCACTTCAAACACTTATAGCGTCCGTGATTCTTCGCCGAGGCAATAGCGCTAATAATTGCAATAGCTGTTGGATCACCGATAAACAAAAGATAATCTTCATCGGTAAACTTTTCAAGCTTGCGTTGAATGCGACGAACGGTTGGCACCACGGAAAAAGCAATCTGTGCGTTGGGAGGCAAGAGAGTTTCTATGTCACCAAAAGCCATGGCAGACGTAATGTTGTGTTGTGCAGTTTCCGAAACAACGTAAACTTTGGGCACTTTCATTTCTCCTTTCTAGAACTGAAATCGAAGTGTATACTTCATTTTGTTGATGTGCAACTTTTTTTTAGAAAGAAAGAAAATGGATGAATATCTCGCAAACTATCCGTATAAGAATAAGCCGTTCCTTCACCAGGAGGCCTATTTGCAACGCTTTTGGGACAAACGCTACTCTGCGCTTTTTGCAGACATGGGTACGGGTAAGTCCTACATGGTCATCAACAATATCGCCATGCTATACGACAAAGGCGAAATTAATGCCGCAGTCATCATCGCACCCAAGGGCGTGTATCGCAATTGGTTAAGCGTAGAAATCCCAAAGCATATGCCGGCGCACGTGGTGTATCGCATGGCGCTCTGGGATCCTGCACCTAACAAAAAAGAAGCCGAAGCGTTAAGCGAGATGTTCATGGTGACAGAGGATTTAAAAATCCTTGTCATGAACATTGAAGCGTTCTCCACGGATAAGGGCACGAAGTACGCAGGTAGATTCTTGTTGGCGCATGAAAGTTTTATTGCTGTAGATGAAAGCACCACGATTAAAAACACTCGCGCACAGAGATCAAGAAATGCGTTGAAGGTTGCGCGCAACGCCAAGTATCGACGCATCATGACGGGCTCGCCTGTGACCAAAAGCCCCATGGACCTGTACCAGCAGTGCGCTTTCTTGGATCCAAAGCTTCTTGGCCATTGCAGCTACTTTACCTTTCAGAATCGCTACGCCATTACGCAAGAGCGCAACTTGGCGACCCACTCATTCAAGCAGATCCTTGGTTATCGCAACTTGGACGAATTGCAGGAGCGCTTGGTTAAGTTTTCGTTTCGCGTGACCAAGGAGCAGTGTTTGGACTTGCCCGATAAGGTGTTTTTGAAAAGAGAAGTGGAGTTAACTATTGAGCAACGACGCGCCTATGAGCAGATGCGCTTGCTTGCCTTGGCCACGTTTGACCAAGGGTTGACCTCCACCGTGAATGCGCTCACACAAATCATGCGCTTGCAACAAATCGTGTGTGGGCACGTGACCCTTGATTCTGGGGAGGTGGTGAGCCTGCCTAACAACCGCATGAATGAACTCTTTGCAGCCATTGAAGAGTCGAACGGCAAGATTATTATCTGGGCGCACTTTAGGCATGATATTGACGCGATCAAAGTTGCGCTGCAGAAAGAATACGGCATGAATAGTGTGGCCACTTATTACGGTGACACACCAGCGGACGAGCGCCCCGAGATCGTAGCGAAATTTCAAGACGCAAAGAGCGAGCTGCGTTTCTTTGTTGGCCAGCCGCGCACGGGTGGGTATGGTTTGACGCTCACCGAGGCGCATACGATGATCTACTACTCCAACGGCTATGACCTAGAGGTGCGCTTGCAGTCCGAGGCGCGTATTGACCGCTTTGGTCAGGTAAACAAGATGACTTACATTGATCTGGTGTCGCCAAAGACGGTGGACGAAAAGATCGTGACAGCCCTTTTAAAAAAGATGGATGTGGCCAACGAAGTGATGGGTGAGAAGGCAAAGGAATGGCTCAAGAAATGATTGATATTATTCCCGTGCGTAAGAAGTATCTCTATGAGTCCTTGGTCCGTGAAGATCGGCCAGAGGGGCGGGTGTACGTGTACGGAGACACCAAACTACCGAGTGTGACAACCATCCTTTCTGCGACAAAGGACAACAAGGAGCTTGAGGCGTGGGCCGAGCGCGTGGGGCAGGAGCGTGCCGCTACGATTAAAAACGAGGCCGCAACTGTGGGCACACACATGCACATGGTCATGGACCGGATGATTGCGTGCCGTGATCTGCCGCGCCCCACCAACTGGCTCATGCTGCGCGGCTACGAGATGGGGTATCGGTTGATTAATACGTTCTTTCCTAATGTGGATGAGATTTGGGGCTCGGAGGTGGCGCTTTATTACCCTGGTCGCTATGCGGGGACTGCGGACATGATATGCGTGTATCGTGGCAAGCCCTGTATCGTGGACTTTAAGCAGTCGGTCAAGCCTAAGAAGAAGGAGTGGATACGGGATTACTTTCACCAGTTGGCAGCTTACGCTTTAGCGCACGACACGGTTCACGGCACGTCAATCGAGCAGGGCGCTCTTTTGATCTCGGTGCAGGATGGCACGACCCAAGAATTCACGACCTCTGGACGCGAGTTTCAGCAGTACAAGGCGGAGTGGATGCGGCGGGTGGAGGGTTACCTAAGTACTCAGCGCAGCATTACTACTTCGCCTTTGGTGTTTTAGGCACCTTCACCAAATCCTCACGGGCCGTGGTGCTTGAAGGGAGCGTCATTTTCATGGGTGGATTAAGAGGAGCAGGTGCGCCTGGTACTCTAGACGTCTCTGCAAGCTCACCGTACTTACCCATTTGAATAAGCTCTGATACCGGCACATCAAAGTTACCGAGGGGATCAGACAAGCGTCTTGTGGGCTCGTCCATGTCAATTCTTTCCTGCATAGCGCGCGCCTGTGCTTCGCCTTCCGTGCGGCTGTAGAGTTCAAAAGAATTATCCTTCTGTATTCTCTTGAGATTTCTTAATTGCGACATTAATTCTGTAAATTCTTGTGTATTTTTGGCATCTCTTTTTTCCCCATAAAAAAGCTGCCCTAAGCGCGCGTTAATCTTTGCCATTTCAGGCGTTTCGATCTTAGCTATTTCCTCGGGAGAAGTGCCGCGAGGGAAGTTTTCTTTGGTCTGAACCCAGTGCTGAAGTTCATGCAGCATATAAGACAACTGTGTCTTGGGACCCGTAACCTTGTCTCCAATAAAAATAGTGTTGGTCATTGGATCAAACTTCGCGCCTTCTGCGTCAACCCCTGAAATCCGTTTGACGGTAACATTTTTCAAATCCGGATACGCTTTAAACAAAGGCTCATGACTTAATACATCGGTAATCAGGGCGGTGTCTTGGAGGGTCTTGGGTATACTATTAGGGATGATACTTGCGGTATGGTCAGTGATTTCTTGCGACCACACCTTGCTTGAGGGGTTCTTCCAATAACCTGTTAAGCGATTGATTTCAGCAGGACTCACCCCTGCTTTTTCAAAATCAAGTGCAGACGTATACTTGTCCATGTCCCAAGTGTCAGACTTCTGCCCAACAAACATGCCTAAGTTTTTACCGCCCTCACCTGCTGGCTTTTTCATGGCCGCACTGGTTCCTACGCCTGCGCCCATAAAGTTAAGAGCAGTGTTTACTGCCTCCTCGGGCGCGACTTCATAGCCGCGAGCCGCGACACTTGGTGCTGTAATAGCGCGCGCAGCATCGTACAGCATCTCTGGCGCTACAAATCCTGTTGCGCGACTGTAGTAGGGCAAAATAGTCAACCGATCATCTCGCGGCTTCATTCCAAACACGCGTGCTGTTTCGCTGGCCACGGTGGGCTCTTGGTATATACCGTCCAATTGTCCCGTGTCGGGCACAACACCTGGGGGCAACTTAGGGGCGACCGATTGCTTGTAAGCCCGCAACCGTATGGCGGACTGCGAAGGGCTTTGGTCAGGCATGGCGCCCGTTTCTTCAGGAAACTCTGTGACCTCGCCGCCTTCTGCAAAACGTTTTTTTGTGGTTTTTGACTTTTTTGAAACAGCTGGTTTATTGGTTTTCGGGGGTTGTGTTGCCACTTTAAATGCGGCAATGGAACGTGCTAAATCATCGTTGGCGCTTGAGGCTGCCGCCTTGGTTTGTGGATTCAAAGGGGGAAGTGCCGCACTCGCTGTTTGACGCGCCATGGGGGACGCAGGAGCCGCGCGGGGCGGTTCTTGAGTCGGTGGTGCACTAGGCGCGTTCGTCGCTTTTTGCTCTTGAATTGATTGGCCCATAGCAAGCCTTTGGTCTGCAATTTTTAGAGCGTTTTCAAGACCCCCGTTTGCCGCCGCCGCTGCAGGGCTGATGTACCTGTCCTTTAGAAATAACGCAGCTCCCTTTGCCCCTAAAAAATGAGCTAATTGCAGGTTGGGCTCTGTGGCCGCCACATTGTAGGCAAGGAGCCCCCTGCTGTTCATGTTGCGCAGGACTTGATTAGCACGATCTTGTTCTTCAGGGGTCAAAGTGGTTTGTTTCTTATTAATAAAATAAGGATCTTCGGCCTGAATGGCTTTATAAGTGTTGCTTAAAATCTGATAAGCACCGAAGGCATCACTTGTCCCTGCTCGATTAAATCCCACATTGTAGTCATTACCAGATTCCGCGGCGCGCGTCAGTGCCGCACCATCCATCACAAAGGGTGGTGTAACGCTCTCTTCTTTTTTCACCGGCGCAGCAGTTTGTTTGTATTGCGCCAAGCTTTTACCGGCCTCAGTGACGGGAGCATCTTGCACCTCGGGCATCTCTACCTCCCCGCCTTCTTGATATTCCTTGGGGGCGGTCAACTTGTTATACAACTGGCGTGCGTACGAAGTCTTTGGATCGGTCAAAGGTTTTTTGTTTTCGTCGGTGGACTCAAAGGTATATGGGGGCGTGATTGTAGGCACACCTGGAAGCGTAGAGCCAATAAAATAGGAGCGATCACGGTCCGTGGGAAATAATTTTTGCCCTAATTCCGTCTGCAAGAAGTCTCCACCTTTTGCCGAATCCAGCATGTCTTTAGCACGGATGCGCGCAAACAGCTCCTTGCCACTCGATAAGTATTGTCCAAAAACCGGATGTGAGGTTGTGATTTCCTCGCGCTCTTCCTCGGGGATGTCTGCAAGACGCTTTTGTAAATCGTACTTTAAACTATCTGCATAATCAAAACGCAAGACAGGGTTTGGTCTACCTGGCACTTGTACGCGAGGAAAATTGTTTGGATCAAACCCTTGAAGGGTATGTTCTAACTCATGTGGCAAAGTGGAGCCAGAAGTCTGCATTTCTCTTGCTGTACGTGTCATCACCGCACGATTAGGTTCGTCTGGATGGACATAGCCAGAGACATTGTACATATCAGGCAAGGACCGGATACGAGAGTCAAAGTAGGGCGCCAAGCGTGACAGATATTCATTAGGCTCGGCACCCGATTGTTTTGCAGCAGCAAGCAACGTAATAGCACCTGCTTCAAGCGTAGTCTTGGGGCGGAAAACCTTTTCCCAGTGCATTTTTTCATCTGTCTTGGCCAGAATCTTTTCGTACTTGTCTGGATTTGTGCCAAGCTCGGCTAATGACTCACGGATCGTGGGAAAAGGGTCTGCCTCAGGTGCCTTGTCCTTAAGCTCATCTAACATCTCTTTTGCTTGTGCCATTTACTGTGCTCCCTGCAACATACGATCCTCTGGGAAGAGAGAGGCAAGCATTTTTCGGCTTTCTGAAGGGGCCGCGCTTTGTGGTCCCGGTGCGGGAGCCGCGCTCTGTGGTTTTGGGGTTAACGTGGGCATTCCTCTTGTCTGTGGCGCAACAGCCAAGGATCTGAGCATTTGTTGCGACTGCGAGGAACCGGTGCGCGCGGGTAGAAGCGGAGGGTTGCGAAAATACGGCCGCTGCTGTTTTTCTTTATTGAGTTGTATTTCCTCAGGAGTGGGTTCTTTTGTTTCCAAAACATCCACGTAACGATCCAGCACCGTTGGGTATACGCTAGGAGAGTGCAAGCGGCGCAAGATACCGGAGACCATATTGCTACTTTCTTCTTCCGTGATACCACGTGCTACTAACTGGCGAAAGAGCGCAGGATCTTTAACCGCTTCTTCTAATAACAGTAAACGCTGACGTTGAGGCGCTCGGTTAAAGAAGTTTCTCGTCATGTTTATTGTTCGGGACGCAATAGAAAGAGACCCTGGTCCCCCTGGACTAATTGCACCCGCAAACTTAGCGCCCAACATGGAGACTGCAAGATCCTCTAATGCATCTTGGGGCGTAAAAACAATGTTGGGATCGACTATTCTTGCTTGTGTATTTAAGGTGTCCTCCACTCTTGTCATAGTGGTGGTCATTCGCTTTAAGCGAGCAACTTCATCTACTGACACTAGGTCAGAAGAACGCATTAATTGTGATAACGATGGATTGTTTGGGGACAACGGCTTAAACAAAATGTCATTAAACACGTTTGCGTTAAACGTACCGCTTTTGTTCGCAGTCTGATAAGCGTACTGGTAAATCGTGGACAATAACCCGTTGCGCGCGGCTGCTTTCTCGATTGGATCCGTAGGGGATGATGCTGTCGCAACAAGAGACTTAAAGTTTTTAACGGGCGAAATTGTGTCCGTCAAGGCTTGTGAAACCGCAGTCGCAGGATCATCGACTTCCAATAGTGATGAAAACGCTTTTTCGTCCTTAATTCTTTTTGTTAACAAAGAGTTTGGGTCCGAGGCCTCTAACAACGCGCGCTGTGTGCTTGCGATATCATTAAATTCATTTTCCATGCCCAAGTATTTAAGCGTGTCGGCATTCTTACTTCTAAATGCGTCAAGCTTGCTTAGGTCAACATTGCCTTTCTCGTCTAAAACTTCAGCGGCCAAGGAACGAATAACCTTTTGCTCCGCATCGCGCACGGAAACAGCAGCGGCTCCTGTTGGATCAACAAAGTTAGCCGCCTCTGTAAGATCTTTCATACGCATGAGCGTAGTGTCTGCTTCTGAACCAAAGGCTCGTTTAACAAGCACTTCAGGCGTAAACACCTCTGCGCCTGTCCTATCTGTTTTGGAGGATTTGCCCGCAAAGGTACGCGTAAAAGCATTGTTTAATTCACGGCTAAAGGTTCGCGCGTCGTTGTACGCGCCTCCTGGAATTGCGTCTAAATCATCAAGTAAAGATTCAGCCAATATGCCATAACGACGAGCCGCGGCCATGTTGCCTTCAGCACCTGCCACACGTGCTTTTTCCAATAGGCTTCCCCGCAACTTCACCATTTCAGGCGCAGACTTAGGTTTGAGTCCTAGCCCAGCAATATCTTCTGGCGCCACCACCCGTGTCTGTAAAAAATCTTCTGTAACAGGTATCTTGTTTAATTGCTTAATCTTTTTTGCATTAAAACCAAGAACAGATAAGTCCCCACCAATTCCTGCAAAATCCTCTGCCCTTTGACCACGCGTAGAAGACTGCATGACATCGTATAACGCATTTGCAAACTTGGATGGAACAATTTTAACGGGTTTTAACTTGCCGCCCGCTTGTTGATACATGTCTAGTTCAGCTTTTTTCCAAAGCTGTGATTCTGATTCCCGTGCAAGTTTAAGAAGGTCTTCCATCTCTGTCTTAAGAATATTTCCGACCACAGCGCGATTTTCAGAACCTTTTGCACCAAGCTTGGACGCCTTATCAGCAGCGTTTGTTTGCGCAATATTAAAGCCATTTTGAAATTGATCGGCAAACGCGGTCTTGCGCAATTCTGCCGCTGCTTTTAAGAGAGCCGGGTCGCCTGTAGACTCAAGCTTACGAGCAGCTTCGCCATATGCTTTTATGACTTCCTCGCCCATTTCCTTTGTGTCGCCAGAAAACTTTGCGTTAAAGCGCGCAAGGGTGCTCTGAAGTTTTGTCATGAAAGGAGAGCCAGATGCTTGAGCAACCGTGCCTGTGGTAACCACACCCTCTGCTTTTCCTACAGCAAGCGTCTCATCAATCGCCTTTAATATAGCCTTTGGGTCTTCCCCTGCTGCCTTGATATTTGGAAGCAACTGCTTGATGACATAGTTCGTTGTACTGTCTGAAAAACCCTGCCCAGTTGTACTCGATAGTGCACTAGTAAGTGCATCGCTTACGGTACCTGACAAGGTAATGGCCAAACGTCCCGGCGAAAGATAGCTGCCTGCTACTCCTGCAGTGATTTCTGCTCCTGCCTTAACTAAAGGCTGATCAGGAAATTTAGCAACTGCAGAACCCCCTGCAAGACCTGCATAAAAATTAGACAAACCCTCTGCGGCAAAATACTTGCCTGGATTAGCGCGGGCAAATTCCCCTATCGCACCAATTGTTTGACTTACAACACCTGCTCCTGTTTTTGCCGCTTTAGCAAACATAACCGCAGGGGAAAAAGCAAGTCCGCCACTAAAGGTTCGAGCGCCCTCATAAAAAGGCTCTACGTCTTTTTTTGTTGCCGTGGGAAACAGCTTACCTACTGCGTCGGAGGCGTAAAGACCGTAAGCAAAACCCCCAAGACCTCCGATAACAGGCATAGCAGGTGCTAGAGGACCTGCGAAAGGAGCAGCCAAAGTTCCAAGCTTGGCACCCGCCACCGTGGATCCTGCAAGAGTGGCGCCTTCTACTGCGCCGCGCAAGCCCCCGACTCCTGCTGCCTCCAACTTTTGGCCGTAGTCAGATTCTACTGCTGTAGCACCCTCTGGAAGACTCGCTTCAGGGGGCTCTTGAGGATTTTTAGCTAACCCAATAAGTTCTTCAGGAATGTTTGATGGTGTGGTCATGTTGTTTTCCTAATCCCGATCCATAAGACGTTTTCCCTTCCATAAAAAGCGTGTTCCAGAAGGCAGTTCAGCGACCTCAGCTTGAGTGTAAGCGCGAGGTGGCACACCAAGAATCATACGGGCATTATCAATTTCTTGCACTTTTTCAAGCGCCTCTTTACGCATTTCAACAGTTACCTTACCTGCATTTTTTAAGGTATTAACAGCGTTTCTTCTGATTTGCAAAAATACATCATCTATACCAATAATGCGTTGTTGAAGAGCCTCGGGACGCGTCAAGATTTCAGGGTCTAAGTTCATTGCATTTTGCAGTTGTTTACGTTCCCCTTCTGCAAATCTTGGGCTACTTGCAAGAGATCTATTAAGACCAAAAACGGAAAGTTTAAGATATTGATTGCGTTGGATAGACTCATCCAAACTTTCAGGAAATAAATCTCCAAGGATAACTTTTGATCTTGCCCATGCAACAGGAATGACCACACCTGATCCCAACGCTGCTGAGTTATAAAGGGTAGGAGTGTTTTGTTCAAACACAATAGGCGGTTTTTCCTGCACCTGCGGCGTCTGAGGCGAGGCTGGTGTTCCGGCTTGAACGACGCCAACACCCCTGTTAGCTAGGGAAGCTTTTTTTTCTGGATTAAATTTATCTGGAAGTACTGCTACGTCAATAATCTTTCCCGCTGAATTACGAATCGAGGCATCAAATACAACATTACCTTTTTTGTCAACAACCGTATTATTCTCGCCAAAGAAGGTGTCCGGTACACCCGTGGGGCTACCTATTGCATACAAATCTCCGGTTTTGGAGACAGTAGCGGTAGGCGTAGTAGTGGAAGTGCCGCCACCACCCCTGCGCGTATTAATTGCCGCCGCCACAAAAGGAGGCAACACACCTTGTATTTGGCGCGGCTCTACGATGCCTGTATCGGGATTAGTTTTAAATTCTGTCCTTGGAGCCTGCATCTTGGTGATAGCAGAATCAATCAGGTTATCCTCTTCCGGAGAAGTCTTACCATCTGCGTATTTCTGCAAAAGACCTGGACGATTTAAGACAGCAAAGTCCCAGTCACCTTTACCAAATGGGCTCTGCCCCGCGCTCTTCACAATCTGTGCAAAAAGTTTACGCTGCCCTTCCACGCTTGTTTCAGCAGACTTCAATGCCGCTAATTTAATAGCCCGCTCTTCTTGCTGAAACTGTCCTGCGCGCTCGGCAAGTTTGCCGGGCAACCCTTCGGCAGCAGAGGCTAATTGCGAGGCAAAAGAGCCTCCTGCAATGTTCGCTCCCTGCGCATTACGGCCAGAAGCCATCCGTAAGCCCGCCTGTGCAATGTCCATCAGCGCCTGACCCTGCATCGTGCGACGATCTCCGCCACCAAGAATGTCTCGGTAAGTCGGCATAACATCGGCAACAGCTTGTTTCAAGTTGCCTGACCCGCGCTGCGCCATCAACTGCTCTTGCGCATACTTAACCATCTCTGGAGGATATGTTGTTGCTGGGGTCACGCCCTCCTCATCGGACCCCGCTTGAAAACGCTGAACATAGCCCCCGTCCCTCATTTGCACAGGCGCTTGGTCCATGGGCGGTGGGGCAGGAGGTGCCATCAAAGATTCAATGCCCGCGGCGCCCGGTGCGGCGGGCTCCATTGCAGTAGGCATCTCGGGAGGCATTGCAGGAGGAGGAGGCATTGCACCCATAGCTGGGGGCATTGCGGGAGGCATTGCAGGTGCTGCGCCACCGACACCACCCGCAGGCAAGCCGCCAATCCCTTGCTTTGCCAACACTGGCTGCAACAACATCAACACCTCTTCAGGTGTGTCCATCGCAGCGTTGTAGCCCACTAAGTCAGCAAGCTCCTCGACCCGCGCATCCATTGAGCGCATGTCGCCACGCAAGTTGTTCATAAGGATTTCAGGCGTGCGAGGCGTGCGGCTCATCGACTCATTGTTCTGATCCTCTTCGCTGGTTTCCTCTTCATCCTCATCGCGCCCGAGCATCAACTCAAGATCATCCTCATCATCCAAAAACCCCTGCATGATGCCGACATTCTCTACCTGATCGTCGGGGACCGTAGGACCCTTGAAAAGAGGGCGATCCATTACCTTTGATTTCATGGTATTTCCTTATTACCCAAATAGTTTTTGAGCGCCTGCTGCGGCGCTCAAACCGGAAATCCCCAATCCCGCAGCTTGGACTAAGGGCGAGACGGAGGGCGCGGACTGCGCAGTCAGCGTAGATTGAGTAGTGGGCGCACCGCGATAAACGTCGGACATGAAGCCCAGTTGCTGATAAGGCGCCATCGTTTCTTGCAAAGTTGTTGCGCGCTCCGCTTCTAGACGTGCCTGTTCGTTTTGCTGCTGCAAACCGCCGAGTTGTGTCAGGTTGCTAATATCGGCTGTTTGCATTTGTTGCCCCGCTTGGCCCACGGCTCCCTGTTGGGTACCTAGTTGTCCGATTGTCGCGCCTAATTGCCCAAGCGCCGTGCCCTGTTGTAAGCCTAGTGCGCCTTCTTGTGCCGCCAGACTTCCAATGCCCTGCCCGATGGCGCCATACAGTTGCGCACCCTGACCTGCGATACCCGCCTGTTGTGAGGCTATCTGAGCCGGCAAAAGTCCTAACTGTGCTTGTTGCGCGCCAAGACTTCCTGCTAATTGCGCACCAGATTGACCGAGCTGTGTTTGCTGCAGCCCCTGTTGGCCAAGGGTCGAGCCAATGCTTGCGAGTTGCCCTGCTCCGGCAAGACCTAATTGAGCTTTCTGCGCTTCCACGGCGGCTTGTTGCGAGCCCATTTGAGACAGCCCCTGCGAGGCAGCCAGTTGGCGTTGCTGCTGTTGCTCAAAAGTGCCCGTGGCCGCTTGTTGCGCTTGCGCGTAATTTTGCGCGTAATCTTGAAAAGCACGTTGAGCCATCACGTCTTGTACGCCACGCTCCGTTTCTGCTCGCTGCACGCCTTCGCGTGTGCCGCCAAACGCGCCTGCGCGAACGGCCTGAGATGCGGCTGCTGTTTTAGCAATGTCGGCTTGCCGGCGCATCTCTTGAAGCGCTTGTTGCGTCACTAACTGTTGATACGGATTCATAAAACTGCTGACAGCACTCGGGTCATAGGCTTGTGCAGCGCCTTGAATCCCTCCGATACCTTGTGCAATCGTGCCTTGAGCAGGAGCAAATACGGGCGAAACACCTGCCGTGCGTTGTGCAGCCTCACCTAGCAGCGCTTGTGAGGGCGCGAGGTTTGCTTGCTCGTATTGTCTGGCCGTGCCCGTTGCATCGGCTACCGTCTCCATGCCTTGCGCAACAGAGCCATAGCCCAGCCCCGCAACATCCGCGTATCGGGGGATTTGTCCGGCAACGGCAAGTGCTTGTTGTTGCGCATTCTGTGCCTGAGAAAACTCGGGATACAGGTTGATACTGCCAATGCCTCGCGCGCCCTGCTGTGCAAGGTTTTGACCCTGCGAAATACCCGCACTTGCTGCGTCAATAAAAGGCTTATATGCCCCCACGCCCTGAGAGGCAAGGTCAATCGCACGCAAAGTAGAAGGGGCAAGCCCCGCTGCGCGATACTCGGGGAGTGCAAGCTGAGTCCCATACAGGCGCCGCGCTTCGTCTAATAGCCCGAGTTTTCGGGCTTCAATCTCTGGCGCTTCCCGTTGGATCGATTCGACGTATTCGGTAGCCATTATGCTTTTCCTTCTAGGGATCTCATGAGCTGATACATCCGTTTAGCGCCTTTTCTGCGTGACCCTTGGCCCGCGCCCCGTACCGCTTTGGCCGTGAACACGAATTCTCCGTCCGAAAGCAACGCTTTGATTGAATCAGACGTCCCTGTTCCCGCGCCGTTAATCGCGCCTTGTTTTTTGGGATATCCATCTAGGCTAGTGATGCCGCCTTGTGCAAAATTACGGACAGGTTCTACGGGGCGTACGTCGTTTGTGTAAGTCGAGGGAGTGTAGTACGAGGTAGGCGTAGAGGCTACGCGCCTCACGCCTCCAAAAAACGGACGATACTTTGCCGGATCTTGCTCAAGCAGTTGTTCCCCTGTCACCCCGCCGGTGAGATTCGGTGGTTCTACGGGTTGCTGTTTAAAGCCCCCAGAAACCGCTGTCAGACCTAAAGCGCCTAAAGCAAGCGGGCCGTATTGTCTTAGCAAGCTCGGCGTAGCGTTTTTGACGGCGTTGTCAAAAGCAAATCTCTTAGCTTGTTCCGAAGCACCTTCTCCTAATGCTTTTACTGCTTTGTCCCCTATTTGAGCAAGCGCCGTATCCGAAGGAGTAGAAGGACTAATCTTGTCAAAAAGGTTTCCCAAAAACCCTTTTTCTGCCCCGCCGGGTGGGGGCGGTGGAGTAGGTGAAGCTGTGCTGAATGAAAAAGCATTTTTTGGGGTTGTACGTAGACCGTATATATCTACTGCGTCAGGGGTTGCCGCAGGCGGGGTGACAGGTACGGCGGATGAGCCGTAGGAAGTCTCCCCCGGCGTGTACATTCCCATTTCTCTACCCACACCTGCTACATTGCCCTGCCCTGGAAAAGAAGGGGGCTGATAATTTAAATTGTCTAAGTTAACAGACGGTGCGGAGGCCACGTTGGTAGGGGATAGTGAGGAAACCTCTACAGGAGGAGGGCTAGGCATGGGTAAGGCAGACAAGTCAGTTGTTCCTGACAGGGAAGAGGGAGCGGGTACGGGCAAGGCTTCTGCGCCGGGTGCCGCAGGGGTTACCCCTACCAAGCCCTTGGCGCCAGACACAAGGTTATCAAACTGTCCGCCCACCGTAGTAGGGCCTGCGTAACTACCTGCTGAAAATGCACTAGCGCCACCGATCACACCTGCACCAATCCCTGCGCCTACGCCACCAATTGCACCTACTTTTAAGGCCTCTTTAAAGCCCTTTCCCGCGGCCAAAGTTGAGCCAAAACCACCAATAAAACCACCCACTGCGGCCACACCTACCGTTGACGTGACGCCTAAGAAACTGGCTGCAGCAGGACCCAGAAAGTAAGCAAGTGCCACTGCAATTACGACACGGCCCACGGTGCTTTTTGCAAAACTTTTTACGCCCTTAGCAACAGCCTTGACCCCTGAAACAACAGCCTTTCCAACAGCCTTAAAGGCGTTTCCAACCGACTTAAAGACTTTGTCCAAAAAGAATTCTGGCAGCCCTGTTGCAGGGTTAACCGTGCCGCTACCGCCTCGACGACGCAGTAATCGTGCTTCAGACGGCGTAATGTGTGCAAGCATGGTGTCGCCATTTCGACCCATTTTTGCAAGACCTGCGGGAATGGGTTTTAGAGAAGCCAGTCCGCCCAAAGCAAACGCCTGAGGCTCAACCATCGGCATCGCAGCGCCCATAGGCATTGATGCAATGCCTCCCTGCATGGGGTTGTCCTGCGGAAAAGAAGTGTTAACCTGATCCAATGCCAAATTCAACGCGGCAAAAAATTCTGCATCAAACTGCGCCGGCAAGAGATCCTCTGGCACGCCTTCTGCCAAAAACCTTGCCCGAATTTCTTGATATTTTTCTGGTTCGGCTAAAACCGTGTCTACCATCTGACCGATAGCGTCAATAATTTGTGGAGACAAATTAGCCTGCTTGAGCATGTCTCGCAGGCTTTTTAGTTCCATCGGATCAATTTGCTCCCCCGCTCTGAGCAACTCGCTTCCAAACTCAACGGGATCAATCTGGCCACGCGCCGATTCAAACGCCGCCATCTGCTCAGGGGTTACATTTAGTTCAGGAGCGGCTTGTCCGCCCATGTCCGACGCCCCTTGGAGCGCCATTATTCCTTGCATCGCTTCAGCCATGTTTTTACCTTTCCAATTATAGCCAGTGACCACATGGGGTCGCGCGCCGGGAAAGGACGCGAAGATGGGCTCATTATGCTTTAAAAACCTAGTTTCTGTCCATCTCTAAATAGGACAAATAGAAGGTGACATCCGCTTCTGAGGACTCTATCGCAAGCTCATCAGACGCTTCCAACACAAGGGGTACTCCACTCAAAGCGTCCATTGTTCCGTGGACAGGCAAAGAGTAGGTTTTTAACAAATAATACGGGGTTGCACCCCCTAAAGGATACACAATCACGTCCAAAATCGAACTTGTTGAATTGGCGTTTGTGATGCGCAACGACGAGGCAACCGCCGTGTTCGCCGCCGGAACCGTATAAAGCGTGGCTTCCGTTGCAGCAACAGGAATTAGGTTTTTTCTAAAATATTTATTTGACATGGTGTTGTGCCTTTATGCCCGTTCATGCGTTTTCTGCTGAAATAAACGCAGCAGTCAGAATAACAGTAGGTATTTCTGGGCGCGTCGGGCTTGTACCTGCCGCATAATGCTCTAGATAAACATCTGGCAATTCCGCCCACCACGCCATTTCTAAGTACTCATTGGCAGGGTCGTTGACCGTGAAAATCCCCACAATAGCAGGTGTGGCATGCCCCCAAATAGACGCACTTTTACGCTCGGGCAGATCAAATCGTGTGTTACTCAAGGGGTAGTTTACGCCCGTGTTCTTCGCCCAAAGCTCAAACTCTGAAATTGCGTTTTCATGGTTTGCTGCTTGAATACTGACGTTAATTAGATACTGTCCAGCATAGTCAAAAAGTAGCTTCGAGGCTCGCGCGCCGAGGATTGCGGTGCTAGCTCTCTCTTGCGAGATAGTGACTGTGTATACACCCACCCCGCCCGTCGTGCCGCTCACTTGTGCCGCAATCTTTGTGCCCGCAGTCACGCCTGTGCCGGTCAAGGTCATGCCTGTCAAAAGGATGCCGGAGGCTACCGCAGAGACAGTCATCACGGTTCCCGCCCCAGGAGGCGTGCCATCATTAATGGTTGCCGTAAAACTCGCCTGATGGCTACCCACGCGTATGCCACTCCCAAACACAGGAGTGTTAAACGTCACTATATTCTCTGCCGTTACCCCAAGACTTTTGTGATCCAGCGTATCCATGAACATGCCGTACGGCAGCATAATTCCACTGCTTGGCTGAAAGCCCCGCACACCCCCCGCAAAACCGCCACCTGCGCTCCCTCCGCCGCCCGCGAACCACGAAGAAGCGGCCGCAATGTTGTCCGAAGCCGTGGGAGTGTAGGTCGTATTGAGTTGCAGAACAATCTGCTCCAGCGAGCGCACCAGTTGGTTGAACTGCTCGGCGCTATACTGCAGCGGCGCCGCATTAGGTAGTCGTACGTTATTAATCTTTGCCATGGCTTATCGTCGCTTACCTTAAGCCATCAGGTTGAGCATCAATTCTGAGCGTACCAAAGCGCCAGTTCGTATTAAGCTCCGTACTCTCAATGGTCAGACTAATCTGTCGCCCGCGTGCGCGCGTATCTACCTTTTGTGTGGTAGGCGTAATGACGTAAGGATCCAAGGAACTTGGACTTGCGCTCGCTTGTGGATAAGGTCTGAGCAAGAGTCTTACTGTCAAATCGCCCACCTGATTTTTAAAGTCAGGGATAAAGCGCTTCATAAACAGCATGCTGTCGCCATCACCCAAGTCAAAGTATCCCGAGACGATGAACGCATGGATAGGCGCCCCATTGGCGTCAAACCCTTCTTCTTGGCTGTAGACGATACTTCTGCCTGCCGTTAAGCCTTGGATCGTGGTGAGTGTGGCTTCGGTGCCTGTAGGCTCATAGTCGGTTGCCAAAGGCTTCTGGTATGTACCAATATCCGCCCAAGCAGTGCGAGCCATCGTGCCTGTTGACCAGACTCCTTCCAAATAATTATAAGACACGTAACGGTCGATATAGTCAGAGGTAAACGAACAGTACCACCAAGTGACCTCGTTGAACTGGGAGTTAATGCCAGCAAAAACCTTGGTGCCTTGGACAATATTCAAGTCCTTAAAGACATAATCTTGAACCGTACAGGCTAGTTTCTTGACCGTACCATCAAACAGATAAAACGCTTCTGTACCCATCCAGAACGCCAGGCCGTTTACATCTACCGCCGCGTGGGGTCCAATACAGCCGCAATTAGCCCCCAACTGCTGGAAGCCAAAGGTAAACGGAGCGCCCACATACTGCATGCCATGTAGAGCCGTGTCCGTCATAATCAGAATCTGACCGCGTGAACGGAGGCCCGTGACGATCTCACTTCCGTCCGTCAAGCGCTGACCGCCTGCAGTGTTTGTTGCAGACTCTGTAAAGGTATTAATATCCTCTTGGTTTGAAAACCGCACAAACATCGGATCCATACTGCTTGGGTCGCCAATCGTAGACTCCGTGCCCAGACACACCAAGTGCCTGTCTGGTGTGGACACTAGCGCATACTTACTCTTGGTAGGCGCTCCCGCAATCGCCGTTGCACGGACAAGAACTGTTGCGCTTGTGTCAAACAGGTATATCCTGCCATCCACTAGTTGACAGATTACGTCCTCGCCAAAAGCGTCAAACTGCCAGACTCGCGAACCGAGCTGCACGGCAGCACTTGCGGGGCGTGGTGTGCCCCAGGTAGACAGACCCCAAGTGCCTATGCCCCAACCGTAGTCAAAATAGTTTACATCTGTACCTACGTTAATCTGATACGTGGCAACCGTTGCACCACCGCCATTACCCACGTCAGAGGCATTTGCCGCCACAGGCGCCGTAATTCGATACGTATTAGCGCTAACAACAAGCGTAATCTCGTACTCTTGGTTTAATACAGGCGCAGTAATCGTACCCCCTAAAGACACAGCACTCGAAAAGGTGACAAAATCACCTTGAATTGCACCATGCGCGACCTGTGTAACAGTGAGGGTGGTAGAGCCGTTGGTGGCCGCAAAGGTTGCGGCGCCTGCCGTTGAAACAGCGCGAATAGGGGTAATATCCCCCCACAGCCCACCCGTAAACGCATAGAGTTTTCTATTGGTGCCAACAATTGTATGCGCCAAGCCATCTAAATCATTCCAAGTAAAAACATCACTAGCCATCCCAACTAGGTAAGTTTCGGTGCCATCAAAAGGCATCCACCCGCCAATCTTCTCAGGCAAACCATAACGGAAACGTACAAAGTCACTATTCGTCCAGCCGCCTTCCGCACCGTATTCCGTGTTCTGTTTGTCAATGCCAGGCTTGAGCGCTAAACGAATGTAAGGCATATCAAAGCCCCATGGTCCGCGCGCCTGCAGCAGGCACGCTCGTTGCATGGATCGAGACGCTCTGACCAAGGTTTAATGTTGCACCGCAATCGGCACAGGTGTCACGCTGCACTTCTGACGGATCAAGGTCATAGCTGCAGTGGGAGCAAAAAATCTCAATCTCATGTGCGGGCCGGATTTGACCGTCTACTTCGGTGGCTTGTATGATTTGTTTCATTTGTTTACCCAAGCATACTTGAGGCTTTCAGTTTAACTGCTGCGACACGATTAAGCCAACCGTTGCCGTAAGTTTTAAAATCATTCAGACTGCGGTAAAAGGCTTCTTTCTCTTGGCTAAACTTATCAATTAACACAACAGGGTCAGCCGCCCAAACAGCCGACAGAGTAATTGGTCCTAGTCCACCATCAGGCGTTGTACCTACAGCCGCTTGCAAGAGCTTGATAGCACGACCCGGACCCGCATTGACCCCCATATCAAACACAAGGTAATCAATCCCAGAAGGCAATTCGTCAGCCCGCACAACGTCCCAGTACTTCTTTTTGTACAAAGGTTCAACATCCGCAGGAGTGAGCTTACGCATATCGTCATGGGTGACTTGGTGTCCAACGTGCTGTTCCCAGTTGAACTGAGTCACGCCAAGCATGGTTGAGCCTTTGCGCCCGTCTGGTAACTTGTTGCCGTCATCACGCTCGTCGTCTGTAAAGCCGCCCTCACTTGCTAACATCTGTTTAAACGCTTGATCCCAGTTGCTAATCATTTACTCATCTCCGTGCTTGCTAAGTTGATGCGAGTCTTCGCTTGGATAATATCTTTAGGCGGTATTTTAAAACCCACCGCAATGTAGCCTACAAACCTGCCTTGTTCAGGCGGTATAGCGCCACGACACATGTACGTCACACCATGCTTGACAACGTACTCACCAATCTTTGAGCTTGGGACAAACGTTTCGCAATGCACCTCGCCTTGAAACATTGTGATGACTGCACGGTTGCGTTCAGGCGAACTGGTAAACAAAGCGTTGATTACGCCCTCAAGCGATTTCTCACGACCCTGATTGCTCATTGCCAAGATGGTTGTGCGGCTGTTTGACTGAAGATTGACAGCGTTCACAACCACCACATCTGCGCTCAGATCGTAAATCAAAGACTTGGCAATAGCCTCAACCAGCAACGGTTCTTTTAACTCTGTCTTCTTGCTACTAATTGCACCGAGGATGACTTGCCGTGAGTCCCAAGCAAAGTATCCAGCAAACGCAACAAACGCAATCAGCACCACCGAGATCAGTTTAAACGGGCTGTCTACCCACTTAATAAGATCAATGACCTTATCGGTAAAGTCTGGGCTTTTGACGGGCGCAGGTTTTGCAACCCGTTTGACTGGCGCTCGTTTAACCGCAGGTTTTTTAGCCGTTACCATTACTTGTCGCTCTTTTCGGGCGTTTTGCTTTTCATGTCAATGATCTTCTCAAGGGTGCGACCACCAAAGTAAAAGCTCATAATTAACATGCCCCACTGACCAAGCAACTCAACGTACTTCTCGTTTGTATCAAGATCAAACGCTGACATCATGGCAAAGATAAAATAGCCTACAAGAATGGCTATGAGCGTCATAGGGCGAATGTTTTTGGAGAGCCAAGAGTCTGATCGCATGTCGTTTTCTTGGCGCTTGGTAAGCTCGCCTTGCTCTTGCATATCAGCCTGCATTTTTGCAAGCTCGCCATTTTGCTGCATCTGCATGAGTTCAAGCTGGGCTTTGGCTTTCTGCTCAGGGTCAGGAAAAAACTTATCTAAGACCTTCATGCCAATGCCAAGAATATCCATGATTGGAAACATGTCAGAACCTCACGTTTTTAAACCAAGCCACCATGCGCCAGCACCACGCTTTGAACGCTTCCCACTTTGCTTTTAAGTAAGTCATTTATCTGCCTTAGCATCAATCTTGTCATAGAGTCGAGCAATCATTTGCTCAAGGCGGTCAAAGCGTTTATCCATCTCACCACGCAGGGTGTCAACCTCAGACTTCTTGGTGTAAGTTTCGCTAACGTGCAGGCGCAGATCGGCAATCTCTTTCTTGAGTTCTTTAACAGAATCCCATAACTGACGGGCAAACCAACCACCAATAGTCAGTAGTGAGCCTGCACCGATATTGATGATTATTTGCCAATCCATCATACGTCCTTAAATATTGCGTAGATTGCCCACGGAATCAAGGCTGTCATAGCAATTAAAATAATTGGGAGCAGCGCAAGCGCCCCCAGTAGGCACACACAGTTTTTAAGCAGGGACAACATCTGCGGGTACGGTTTCAGGAGCAACCCAAGGCAACGGTGCAGGCTGTGGTGTCGGCACTTTCTGTGCGTCAATCTGGGCTTGCACTTCAGCTTCCATTGCCGCTACACGATCAGCACCCAGAGCGTCTTGCGTCCATTGAACGGCTTCAACTTGTGTAATGTCAGAGTAGGGGATGAAGTTTTTGCCGTCATTAGGCAGCAAGTTCACCGAGTACGTCACCGAGCCTGTCAGCCCACTTTGTGTGTCGTTGATTGTGAAGTTAGACATGACCACCGTTTCGGGTTCGGGCGTGTTCATGACAGAGAGTGAGTTGATGATCCAGTTCATAGTTTCACCTGTGGGATTGGTTGGTTGGCTTTTACTTGCTCGTCTGCTTGTTTTTTAATTTCTACCATCAAGGGAAACGCACCGCTTGAGGTTGGAAGTTGTCCGAGCGTTTGCAAGATAGCATTAACTTGTTCTACTTCTAGTGTAAGAGTTACTTTCAATTGATTTCCTTTAAGCAATAACAGCTAGTTTACGAGTAGTACCACCAGAATCTTTTATAAGAATATAGCCCGTGACGGGTGCGTCTGCGTTGGCTGTGAGTGTGCCAAAACGGACGTTGCCTGTGCCTTTTGGGGTAAGGGCTAAGTCGATGTTGGTGTCTGAGCCTGCTGCCGACATCGTGGCAGCATTACCCGTAGCCCCGCCCGTCACTTGCAGGTAGTTAACTGCTGAGGCTGTAGGTGCTACAACAAACTGTAAAGCAGGTGATGTGCCTGTGTAGAAGAAATGATTGCCAGTACCTTTAGATAGGTACTTGATTGTTGCGTTTGCATCAGAACCTTGTGCGCTAAGTGACGGGCTATCGCCTGTTACACCACCCGTCACTTGCAGATAGTTAACTGCTGAGGCTGTGTGGGATATGACTAAACCGACTGAGTTTAAGTTGTTTGTATAAAATACGTGACTTCCAGTCCCTTTAGTTGTAAATGCCGCGCTGATATTTGTATCGCTACCAGCGGGTTGTAGTGACGGTTGACCTGTGGCTACTGCGCCTGTCAAAACCCAGTAGTTAACTGCTGAGGCTGTGTGGGAAATGCGGAATTGTTGAGTAAAAGAATTGCCATCTGTGTAAAAAGCGTGTTCTCGATTGCCTTTAGAAGAATAAACAAGCGGTATGTTTGTGTCTGAGCCAGACGCTTGTAGGTATCCACCACTTCCTGTTGGTGCGCCAAATACGGAAATGTAATTAACTGCTGAGGCTGTGTGGGCTACTACAAATTGCAAATTAGCACCAGCGTTTGTGTAGAACAGATTGCCGCTTACACCCTTGCTTGATAAATTTAATCCAATATTTGTATCAGAACCGTTTGCAAATATTAAAGGGTTGCCGCTTGTTACATTGCCCCTAACTTCTGCGTAATTCACCGCACTAGCAACAGGCGTGACACGCAGGGATTCTGTGCCTGCTGTAGCCCCCAATGACCATACGCCAGTATTTGATATTCGACCACGCTCAATACCATTTACATACCAACGATGACCGTAGTATGCGGCAAGAGCCATCTCGCCTTGAAGTGCGGAAGAAGTTGATGCGGCTGATGGTGATGCGTTGTAAATACCCCAAATAGCGTTGTAGTCACCTATTGATGCAGACGATAAACTGTCGCCGCCTAAAGGCATAGCAATCAGTCTAGGCGTAGACGTATTTGTTGCTGACCTAATAACATTTAAAGGTGAAAAGTTCCAATTGATTGCGCTTTGAACTGTTAAGCCAGTTGTCGCCGTTGCATTTCCAATTGTTGCACCGCCAACCACGGACAACGCAGTGGCATTTGTAGAGGCAATCTCTAAATTACCTGCCATGTAGTTGCTTGCCGTACCCGCAGCGTAGAAGTTCCAACGACCTGTGCCGCTTGCGATGTCGCTGTAGAATCCGTAGTTGTTGGTTGCGCCTGTGAGGGATGAGTCTGCTACAAAACCAAATTGATTTGTAACAGTTGAGCCAGCGCCAATTGTCCCTTGTCCAGAATAAAATCCGTACAGAGAACTTAAAGTAAAAGCGCTCGCAACCGTACTAAGCGCAGACCTGTAACCAATCGCCGATGTTGTAACATCGGATTGAATAGTAGCTTGTAAATAATTGCCGTATGATGTGACGTTGCCCGAAAGGTTTCTTGTGTTGTACAGGTTGACTTGTGTTAACGCCGTACCAATACCGATTGCTCCAGACGAGCTAATCCGCATCCGCTCAGTCGGGCTAGACGCACCATCAGCCGTGGTGTTGAACACCAAGCGACCGGGCATATCATTTGTGCCCGGGGTTCCGTCTACTGATGCAAGAATTGATGCGCCAACAACAAAAGCAGTTCCATCGTCACCGTTAAAATTGATTGCCCCGATAGCATCGCCACTGGCAACAGAAGAAAAAGACCCTATAGTTGCGCTTCTGCTTCTGCTAAGTATCACAGATGGTGCTGGAGATACTGCTGAAGATTCCCACACAAAACTAGCTAACCCAGAAGCAGTGGTAGCGTTAGCGTGAGTTTGAATAAGTGGAGTTCCTTGCGTACCTACATAATTATCAGTTACGACAGGACTTGTATACCCACGAATCACAGTTCCATCGGCAGTCACCACAAACGGACTTGCATCAGGATTAGCACTATCCTCAACCAACAGAGCGTTACCCGCACCAATCTGCGTGATTCTCAGACCATCAGACGCACTATTAGCAGCAATGACAGTCGCGCCATCGTCAGCAATGGTAACGGCTGAGTTTTGAATCAGTTTGCCCGTTGTGCCATCGTACCGAGCTACGGCGTTATCTGTTGCAGAGGCGGGACCATAAACATCGCCTGATGCAGCGGTAGACCATGACAACACACCTGAGCCATCTGTAATCAGCGCCTGACCCGCTGTGCCATCATCGGTAGGCAAGGTAAGGGTGTAGCTAGTAGCAATCGTTCCGGGGGCTTGTAAGGCTACATACTGCCCGCCTGTGGTGTCTTGCAGGCGCAAGTCGCCTTGAGCTGTGATGTCTACTTGCGTGGCAACGACTGTGGCTGGAGTGGTTGCGCCCAGAGTGCCGTTTAAAGCACCCGTGAACCCAGTGGCAGTCACGACGTTAGCAGCAATCGTCACGCCTGAGTTGTTCTGAATTAGCTTGCCCGTTGTGCCATCAAACGTGGGAACGGCAGTGTTTGTTGCTGAGGCGGGACCGTCAACATCGCCCGAAGCCACAATCTCAAAGTCAGTCCCATTCCACACGCAGGTGGCCGCTTGACCCGCGCGCACCGTAACACCCGTGGTCGCCGAACCTTTGATGACCGCAGAAGCGTCCGACTGGTTAATAACAATATATGTCTTGCTTCGTGAAGGCGCCACCACGTTTCGCGTTGTACCAGGCGTTCCTGTCAAAATAAGAATCGCCATCCGCGCCTGATCCGCTGCACCATCTAAATCCGTGAGCGTCACGTTTCCTGCAGTCACGCTAATCGTAGCCGCACCCGCAATCGCACTGTCTAAAAGTGCGGTAATTTGATCATTAACAGCGTCCCCCCACACGTTGGATTCAGTGCCCGTGACAGGTTGTGCAAGGCCAAGTAAAGTTGTGTAGTTGATTGCCATGTTGATCTTCCTTTATGCTGCTATTTTAGTCCAGACTACTGCCTGAGAATCATTTACTGGGGTCCAACTTGTACTTTGCGCATCGTCCACATTTTGCCAGTTAGGGGTCTGATTGTCATCAATCACGCCCCATACCAAAACGGGGTTAATAAGCGCCTGCGCTTGCACACCCGTGACAAATACATCTACGTCCGCCGTGACAAACACTGATCCAACTGAGCCCGTTGCAGACAATCCTACAACGGGGATATTTGCTGTTCCAGTAACAACAACGCTTCCTACTGCGCCTAGCGCCTGCGACCCTACGGCAAACACATCCGCATTTGCCGTTACCTGTACCGCGCCTATACTTCCTGTAGCAAAAACACCTGTCACAGGAACATCAGATGCGGCGGTCACGACCACAGAACCAACTTGCCCTGTTCCAGCCACACCCGTAAGAGTTAGATTGGCTTGGCCCGTGACTAAGACACTTCCTACCTGACCTGTGGCCGACAGCCCCGCAACAGGAACGTCCGCCGTTGCAGTAACCGCAACGCTTCCTACCTGCCCTGTGGCAAAAACACCTGTAAGCGTAACATCACTATTTGCCGCAACCGTGACGGATCCCACCTGCCCCGTTGCCGAGACAGAAACGCTTCCTTCACCCCAGGCTGCATCTCCCCAGCCCTCGGATCCGAACCCACCAAGCGCGATCCGCACATCAGCCACATCACCCCCTATTAGGCAATGCGGATAATCGCATTAGTCGCATCAGCAGTCGGGAAAATAATGGTAAACGTCCCGTTGGTCGAGGTCTTTGCACCTCCAAAGTCCAACACGGCAACCGTAGGGTTTGAGTAAGTGTGGCTAGGAGTGGTGTTATAGATCAACGCACCAAATGCGGTAATTGTTGCACTTGTAAAAGACAGGTCAGCAAAGTCCGTGAAGGCCGTCGTGCCGCTAGAAGTAGGAGTGACTTGCGTCAGTGTGCCACCGCCTGCTGCATAGGTGCCAGAGTTTGCTACTTCGTTTGTAACCGTGTACGCAGTAGTCGCCGCAGTAAACGAGGCGCTGTTGTCATACATGGCAAGCTTAAAAATGTCTCCGCCCGCAGTGCGGAAGTCGTGAACGCCCTCAAGGATTTGCACCTTAAAGCTTGTACACATAAAATTTCCCGTAAACGCCATATCAATCCCCTAAAAAATTCACTAAATCAGGCTGACCCGCCTTCTTCATCCTGTGTGCCAAAGTTGCACGGTCTTGGACTACCGCTTCTCGTAAATAAATTACGGCTAATTGCTTGACCGACTCACGAAATGCAATCGCCTGATCACGTATTACAGGATGAGAACTATTTCCAACCTGAATAATTTTGTTCACAAAGAGTTCTGCTAATTCCTCAGGCGTGTGACCACGCCCCGAGGTGGTAGAAACAGAGACTGGTTTTACTAAAACAGAAGCGGGATTTAAATTCATGATTACGGGCTCTCTGATTTAAGGACTATACGCACCATTCCGTCTCTGTACTCATCACGACGGCGACGTCCTTGTTGCTCAATGCCTAGACCCTGAACCGCCTGCTTATAGCTGTTTTCAAAGTACGTCAGCATCTCCAACGGTCCCTTAGTGTAACTGTAAGCTTGAATTAAACACGCATAAAAAAGCGCTTCGGGAGCGTTTGTGCTAATCCACGTCGTGGGCGTTGCAGGAGAGAGTTGTGCAGGGCGGTAAATGTACCCGAGCTCAACAGAAAAATTTGCATTTGGCGTAGGCGCCACGTAAAACGTGTTTTGATCCCATACGGAGTAGTATTTTGGCGTCCCTGTAGTAGCGCCGTTTGGCCAGTACTCCTTCATAAAAGAAGTATCTCGGAAATCCAAAAAAATCTGATTGGTGCCTGACGTAATCATCATGTAGCGATGCGTCAAAATGTCTGAAGGCGCCGTCAGGAACTTGTTCCCACTCGTCATTGAGCCGGCCACCTCAAGCTTGAACACATCCAGATCAATATCCCGCAAAATCCGGTTTTCGGCAAGCGTAATGAACGTGTTAATTACCGCGGTTGAAAAGACGTTAGCGTCTACCTCGGTGTAATTGCGAATGTTCGTGACTAATTCGTCATATGTCATGTTGTCACCACTGTAACTTTGCCAACGGAGCTTATCCCAACAACATCGTTAGCAGAAGGATAAGGCTGCATGTTCGTGCCACCATTCGCACTACCTAAACTCTGAAATGCAGTAAAGCCTGGCGCCCCAACAAACACGGACATTGGTTCAATACGGTCTGGGCGCGGATCACGTAGTGCAATCGAGTCTCCGCGATACTTTAAAGGCTCAAGCTGCGGCTCTTTTGGCTCGTAATCCTCTGGGCAAACCATAAAACCACGCCAGTTCTTGCGCAAAACATTGTACGCGTACCGCTGACCGCAATAATCACAGAGGCCGTAGGAGAATTTGCCCGTTGCGAAAGCCATTTTAGAACCCTAGATCAGGGACAAAATGCACACTCGCGGTATCTCGGTCAGCCAAAGCTGCGCGTTGAAAGTCTTCTTCGTATATTTGTTTTAATGAAACCATACGCTCGGGCGCGTACTTTAAGGACAGCATGTAAGCC